ATCCAACCCTCCCCTACTTCCTGGTAATCACTAAAAGCGTCATCCCCACTACAAGCCAAATCAGCACTAATACAACCCGAAGCCTGAAATCCTTCTCGGGCATCTTGGCCAACCATTCAACGAATTTATCTATCATCCAACCCTCCCCAGCACGATGCCGACCGGCAATGGCATCCATCCTAAGACCTCTGACTCGACATACCCGCGAAGCGAATAAGGCCCATGCTTGTGGTCATCCACTACCCAGCCGGTGTTGCCGTTGCAAGCTTCATCCCATGAGACGGCGTGGACGCCTACCGAACCGAAATCGACAAGGATTCGCGTACCATCCACCGGAGCGGTATCCATCGGACGCCACCTCTCCGCCTCCACCACTTCCTCCATTGCCTTGAGCTGACATAGAGTGCAGTATCCGGTCTTGCCTCCATCGTCAGTAAAACCGTAACGACTGAAATGACCACAAGGCAGCTTTGCAGATTCCAACTGCCTACTGAGTTCCAGTGAATCTTTCAGATCGTCAATCTCCTTCCCCTGCTCCTCCGCAAAGGCAAGGAGGGCGTCGTATTGAGCTTGAAGTTTGACGACAAAATGAGTCAACTCATGCCTATCTAAAAGCCCCAGGGATGAGCACCCTGCATTGTAGGCCGCTTTACACGATGCCCAATTACATACCCCGTCTGATAAATCTGGGGGGGACTGCCGAAACTGCTCAATGTCCTTTACTTCAGGCTTGGCAGACGGTGGAGGTTCCCAAAACCATCCCTCACCTATTCCTATGCATCTTCCATCGTCATGTGCACCTTGATTCTTATCGCAATGCTGGCACTTTACTTCAGGCTCGGCCTCCGGCTCGTAATTCTTACAAGACCTACCCGGCAGTTGCCAGGCATGAGCCGTCTTACCGTAGCCACAATTCCTACACTTATCGGTTACTTCAGGCTTGGGTTGGTTGGTCATCGCTTCTCCTTTCTAAATTCCTTTGGAGAACCGCTTCCTAAGCAGTAAGGGCAGTTATCCCGGTAATAGTGGGTGTGATCGTCACACCTGTCTCCATTGCAGCATTCATCGCAACCGAGACTCCCATCTGACCGCTCGAATGTTCTCCCCCTCTTCTTATCTTCCGTCGTCTTACCATGCGTGGCCCAATAGCAAGACACGCCGGGGTGGTAAGCGTAACAATGACGGCAGGGATGAGGATATTTACACCTACCGCTACCTTCCTTTTGGCACGTACATTCTGCCATCTGATTCTCCTCCACTGGCGGGGATTGCTCAGAGTGAACGCATCCTTGGCAATCAGCACACGCTCCACATATACAACACGTAATATCAGAGCACCGAGAGCATAAGGACTTGGCAGAATAATCTGGATCGCAGACTTCTACTTCCTCGCAAAGTGGCGGGGATTGGAGCTTGGATGCAGCAAGCGCGTCATCCCATGCCTCTTCTTCGGCGTCGAAGTGGTCGCTCACCTTACTTGGCTCAGACTCACGCCACCACAGCCATTGCTTCATGATCTTGTTGCGGTAGACGATAATATCCGGCCAAACCTTCTTTACCGCAGCTTCTGCCTGCTCTGCTTCACTCATCTCCAGCCTCCGATTCGGGTGGTGCAGGTAGGGGCATCCAGTGGGTGACAGCAAATCCGCATCCGACACCCATAAACTTTCCTTCCGCGAATGTCCTTACGTCCATGTACTTTGATGTATTGCTCCACCCACGTATCTCCACTAGATAATCATCTACCGAGGTCGGCATCCGATGCTTGCAATCAATCCACTTCATCTCCATCCTCCTTCACACCACCAAGCCGGTTTTTGTAGTCATTTCCAGCAGCGTTCGCGCATCTACCCTAGTCGCTGGCTCTGGGTACTCGTAATGCTTATCGCAGGTCCACAGACCCTTTACCTTGCCATCCCGTCGCAGCAGTAAAGCACCTTCGCATTGCAGGGGAGATAGACCTCCACGAGCACATACTGGACCAGATGGTACGCGCCTATATTCCATGACTTCCTCCTTCACACCACTCTCCTAACGAATACCCGCTTTGGCCTAAGATTCTTCGTGTCCCATACTCGCTGCCCAGTCCATGAATCAGTGCGGTGACGACCTTTGCCAGATATGCGCTTGCAGGTATTTCCTTCGGTAACGCCAACCTCAGTCCATCCATCTCGCTTATAGCTCTCTCCAGTCCGAGGGAGTTCTATCAGCGATTCAAATCCAGCGACAAGATCACCATACTTCTCCTGCCAGTCCTGCGCTATGCGCTCTCTGAACATCTTCAGCACCAGCGGAACCATATTGCGAGTCGGGTAGCGTCCATCAACCTTTTCGACGTGAAAGAAGATGTTGTTTACGATGCTCCTCAATGCCAACTTCTTAGCCGACTTTTCAATCCCAAAGAAAGCATCTCTGCCAACCAGATGCAGCGTTGCGGACCCGCCTACGATAGCTCCGTAATACACACCATGAACCGTGATGGCATAGCAGATATTGCGTCCCACGAAACCTCTCGGCTTGCTGTAATGAACCGACATATCCGCCAAGATTCGGGGGTCGGTGCGCTTTATCTGATTCAACTCAACGCTCATTCCTTCACACCACTCCTGATGCCCACTTTGGTTGGCTATAGCTCACAGTACGCAGCAAGCCACTCAATGTCTTCCATAAGTGGAGGATTGCCACGTCGTTGAGAATTTAGCAAGCTATACAGTCTTAACCTCACTTCATCTGAAACGTTCGGCCAGATTGGAACCTTGGAGCAATCGGGGCAGAATGACGCTACGGGAGTATTTTTGAATCTGGACTTTCCAGTTTGCGACCAACCAACAGGCAGCCCTTTAGTACCGCGAACTCTAATGCTGCATGTTTCACATGAGAAATATTTAGTGCCCATAAAAAATCCTCCAATCCAATCCTTCGCCTATGTTGCCGTTCGTGCTACTGCTTAAACGCCTGTGGTAGTTCCCAGCCCTTGCTGAGCCAGAACCGAATCGCCTCGGCCTTGGCAGCCTCAAACGTCATATCTCGCTCTTTACGGAGGGTGCGTACGGTATCGAGGAATGTCATCGGTATATGCTTACCTGTCTCCCAATCAACGCTCATACCCACCTCCCGGTAACTCTCCAAAATTCCTCTCTATACACACCGAGCGGCCTCCAGTAGAACCCAATATCCGTGACCAGGATGTCTACGGGCGCCCACGGTATCTGAGGCGGAGAGTCAGTCCAGCTAATCCACTTAGTCATTGGTTATCCTCTGGCCTTACGCAAAGCCTGCTCAATTTCCGGGTACTCAGACATACGGCATCCGCAATCTTGCATATAGTGCTGGGCTTCTAAGAGTGCCTCATAGAGTTCAGGAGCGGCGGCTATGAGGTGGGCAGTAGCCTTACGCTCATCACCAAACGAATTGACGGGCAGGCAAATAGTCTTTCCTTCGGAGTCATCCACGAATATGCCTGCACCTACATGCCACGGTCCTCGCGTCCACTTACTCATTGCGGTACATCCTCTCCGCTTGCTCCCGTACCCATGCATCTTCCATTGCGTGTTCCTTGGCCGTTGCACCGCGCAGAAATAGCATCACAAGCACCAAGCCTCCAAACCACCCACAGACGACCTCAACGATTAGCATGACAAGTACCCTTCCAAAACCTGGGTCTCGCCAGCAAGGATAAGCTGCTCAATCCAGTACGCCGCCTGATTGGTCTGTTCCTGCGTCATGCTGTCCCGCTCATCGAAGTTCATGGCCGCTTCTAATTCGTGCTCGGCACAGAGGCCAGCGTGTCCACGGTTCAGTGACTCGGGATGCGGATGGTTCGGGCAGAAGCGTACAGAGCACCACTCGTTGCCCTGCAAGTCTGCGAGATGGTTGCTTACTTCTTCGGTCCTGCCGGTTTCATCGTGGTAGATTCTCATTTTGTCCCTTTCTTTGCTGCGGTATCTATCTTGATACGGGGGTGTAGTCTGACCCATGCTCGGTTCCGGCAAGCATCCTTGCAATATCGCTGGTTCCATTTCTTAGGCTGGAACCTAACCTTGCACTCTGGACATTTCATGCAGCCACCGAAGCAAGCAGCATCTCCTCTGCCGCTGCCCAAGCATTATCTTCGTTGCCGCAAATCTTCGTCTCCCAGCCGTTACCCTTGACCCAGCCAGCCTGCTGCCCGTTGACCACATCAGCCCACTTGCAGAATCTTGCCGAACCATCTACTAGCTTTACTGTGTCCTGAAGTGTCATAACCGCCTCCGATGAATAGACAGTAATCCTATACTTTGTCGTTGTCAACGGATAATCTCAAAATAATCACTAGCAAAAGTACCAGAGCAAAGAAAACCCCTCCGATATTCTGGAAGGGTCTGCGGAATCTAGGGGGAAAGTCCGGGGGTATTTTTTGGTAATCGGCCAAGAGTGCCAGAAAACGCCCGGAACAAGGGTAGACGGCCCTCGCTCACTTTTTATACTTGCATATTCAGATGCCATGTGCAACCCTAATGTCGCCAAGGGTAGCGAGAAAACATGGTAATCTCTCTAAAATTTCGGTTGTCTGCAAACATCTCGTGTTCAGTGGCCGCACCTGTGTATGGCGATCCGCTCGCAGGACTGGCAGCGTATAAGTGTAGAGATTTACGCCAAATAAGCAGCTTGGACACGGTTTGTGGACTTCCACCTGGATAACGCAGGACGGAGTTTGAGCCGGGTCTGAATCCCCCGGTTCCTGAACACGCTAACCCTTATACAACGGGAGGGGCAGCAGGTTCACAGACAGAGAACCAAGGAACAGCAGAAAGCAACGGCCAGTACTAACCCGTTAGCCCCCGAGTGTCTTGAAGTAAGTTTCCATCCGATGCTCCATCGTAGCGTGGGCGCAGTCTGTCAGGGTAACGGGGCGCTTTGGGCGGTACAGTGAGCGTAGGAACATCCATACATCGTCGCAATGATGCCGGCGTTCTAAAGCCTCTTCATCAGCCTTACGCTTGGCCCACTCTTTCTTCTCTGCCGGCGTAAGGATCGCATCGTTGTATTGGAGTTGCTTCCAGGTTAGCCCTACAGAGGCAAGAATATCGTTACGGTCACAGCCGGCGAAGCAGAATATACCCACATGGTCAGGATTGGCATAGATAGCCAGAGTTAGGCTTTTCCCTTTGTGTATTGGGCATCTGGCCCTGAAGTTCTTGCCCTCACGTCGACCCTTGAAGATTCTGGAAACTTCTGAGGCGGTCATTTACCACTCCGAATGATACGGGTCACCATACCACTCAAACTCCAATGACGCTATATCCTCTTCCATCTCCCTAAGCTGTGCCAGCACGTTAGGGCGGTAGAGATGCACCTGGCCGACCCGGTCTATGCTCGTCTCCGTGGGGGCAAGCTCGTCCACCTTGTAGCGCTTCCGCTTCATCTCGGTGGCGATTCCGCTGCGCTCAAAGTCACCATGCCGAATCATAGGCGAATCCCATCGGTGGTTATGCTTTGTATCCCAGTGGAGTCCTTCATGGTCGTAGGCGAGGCCGCAGAGCATCCATAGGAGTCTGCGGCCTATTTCGGCTTTGGTTACGCTGCCGCAGTTCACGCCTCTACTTCCTCTTCGTCCTCAACATCTTCCTCGATGCCAGCAAACAGCCCAGCGGACTCACTGAGAGCATTGCCAAGGTTCCTGCAGGCCTGCTCATAGTAGCTGCGCTTTAGTTCTGAGCCGATATACTTTCGACCCATCTCCAAAGCCACGAACCCCTCAGAACCGATGCCAGCAAAGGGACTCCATACCGTATCCCCTGGATTGCTCCAAAGTTTGATGGCCCTGCGAATAACCTCAAGCTGCAACGGGCAGATGTGCCGCTCATCCTCATGCTCTCGGGCAGATCGGTACTGGAGAGTGTCTGACGTGTTGATATCCATCCAGATCGGGGATGCGTAGTTCTGCCACAACTGGACTGGGAAGTCGTCATGGCTATGGCCTATCGGCTGCGGGTTATCTCCCGGCTTACGCATGGTGACGAGGTAGTCAGGAACTCCCTGACGGCTCATGGATGAGTCTTTGCGGATAGTCTTATGCAGAAGACCGAGAGCCTTGGTGCGCTGCATGGCGGTAACTGGGTCCTTCCAGATGCAGACTTCGGAGTGGTATATGAAACCGGCATCCTCGTAGGCTTTGATAATTTCTCCACGGAAGTCTCTCAGGCCGATATAGCCATCTCGGACCTTGGAAGTTGGCAGGTTCATGCAATGGATGGAGACGAGTCGACCCGGCATCATCACCCTAAATGATTCGTTGATAAGGAAGCGGTAATGCTTCCAGAACTCGTCATGCGTCCTAGAGTTGCCCATATCCCTCTCACTGGGGGAATAGGTGTAGAGCGATGCGAACGGTGGGGAGAATACCGAGAAGTGAGCCGAATTGGATGGCATCTCGTTAGCCAGTTCCACGCAGTCTGCAAGGTGAAGCTCCCAGTTCGGAGTCTTCCGCATATCCCGAACGTATGGAGTTGTATCCCGTACCGTACCTCGTAAGTGCATCCGTGTCAGTTCTTGCATGTTTGCAACCATCTCCTCTGCCATGTGCGTTGCCTCTTTCTCTTTGCGTTTCAAGTTCTCGAGGACGTTGCCCTCGGTGGATGCTGCGATGATATGGATGTGGACTGGATTAGTCTGGCCAAAGCGCCAGGATCGCCGGACTGCCTGATAAAACTGCTCCCAAGAATCGTTTACGCCAACGAATACCTGATGGCTGCAAATCTGGAGATTCATGCCGTAACCCCACATCTTAGCCTTGGTGGACAGGTACGGGATGCCTCCCTCGGTGAACGCTACTGCGGTATTGACCTTATGCTCATCCGAGTCCGAGCCAGTGACCTCAACGCATAGCGGTAATGCAGCAGTTACGGCAGTGCTCTCATCGTTCATGTTGGACCAGAGTAGCCACGTTTCTTCTGGATCTGATTCGACAATCTCCACGGCCTTGGCTACACGCTCTGCGATGGATGTACGCCTAGCACCAATACGCTCTCCCAGTGTCTCGGCAGGCATGGCAAACAGCATCCCATCGCTAGGGGTATCCACTTCGATAATGTGCTCATGGTAGATGAGCGGTGGCAAGTCGAATCCTTCGTCTGAGTGGCCAATGTCAGACGGCTTATTGATGCTGACAGCCCATGAGCATACCCACTTCCAGAACTCTTTGCGGGCATGGCCTTTGAGTCTCCACTTCTGAGTCTCCCCGCCGTCGTGGACAAAGAAAGTGGAAAGCATCTCGGTGGCAGTCATTACGCCAAGGAACTCTGAATGGTTGCCAAGTTCCATGTAGTCATTCGGTGCCGGAGTTGCCGTAGCAGCCAGTCTCCACGGGGTATCACGGAAGGATTCGATTAGCATAGAGCGAGTCTTGCCATCGAAGGACTTGAGGATAGACGATTCATCGAGCACGATGCCAGCGAACTCGCTAACATCGAACTTCTCCAGTCGCTCATAGTTGGTGATGTTGACGCCTTGGGTAACAGCGTCCATATCGGCACAGTAATGCGCCATCAGGCCGAACTTCTCAGCCTCCCGAACCGTCTGCCGAGCTACTGCCAGCGGAGCCAGGATAAGCACAGGCTCTTTCTCGTGGGCGGCAATGATGCGTGACCACTCAAGTTCAATCAGCGTCTTTCCAAGACCAGTGCCGAGGAAAGCAGCCGACTTGCCGAGCCGCAATGCCCACTGGGTAACGTCTCGCTGGTGAGGATGCATCTTGGGATGAAGGTCGGGAACTTCCGCCAAACCTCTGGCATGGCTAACGATGACTTTGGATGCGATGAACTCCGCATACTTGTCGCGGTGGTCAAGGAACTCGAATCCCATGATTGAACCGGCATTGTATCGAACTTCCTCGCCGTTGATTATCTTGCTTTCCATTAGTATCCCGTTCCTTTCAGTAGTGGCTTATCAAGTCTGGTGGGTAGCTTCAGTCGAGCATGGTTCTCCAGCCGGATGCAGGCATGGCATCGGTCATCGCAGTTGTAGCGGCTGAGGGCCTTGCGGCAAGACCCACAGGAGCGTTTAGGCGGGTCAGGCCGCAGATACTCATACTCGGTTGGTGTGTCGTCTTCCAGTGCGCGATGGAAGCAGTGTGTTTTCGAGAAGCTGCCAGTGCGTATAACGTCATTCATTTGATTGCTCCCATCGGTATAGAGTGGTGGACAATGCGTGCTTCTCCCGTAAAGAAATAGTTTGCAAAATATTCAGCCTTGGCCAGCGAATCAAATGAGCCTTGAACCAGCCACTCTCCCAACAGTATTCGCTCAACTCTCCACTTCATAGAATCCCCTCCAAATCCTCTATGCATCGGCAAATCACATATGTATGGCCCGCTTCTTCAACTTGCTGCTGGAACGACTTCTGCAATTCAGACTGTTTCCCCTTGGCTGCTTTGACCTCAATCCATGTTGGCTGTGTCCACTGCTCGGGGCTGCTGAACTCGCTGCGCTTATTCGGGAACGCAAGTATGTCTGCCATACCAGGAACTCCGAAGCTAATCTTGCGAGTCTTCCCGCCGTAGGATTTGATGGCTGAGCCGGTCTGCATACGGAAGGCTAGGATGTGCTTTGCTGCCAGCCATTCGAGGATTTGCTTCTGGACTACTGATTCTTTGGCGGGCATGGCTTCTCCAAACTGGGTCCGTAACGGTGATAGGTCATGTGGCAGTCAGCACAGGAGCAGAATGTGTTCTCGGCGGTATCGTGACCACCCGCACCACGGCTGACGATATGAGCGAGATGGCCAGTCTCCCACGTAACGCACGTAAGGCAGCGGAAGTATCCATCCGTAAAAGGAAGTCTTCGGAGCTGCTGGCACCTGAAGCCATCTCGGGCGAATACATCCTCCCGCAGCTTCTCCATTGCTTTGCCCTTGAGCCTCCCCGCTCTCGGCTTGCTTCGTGGTCGTATCACTTTACCCACCGCCCATCACAACGGCATGGCCGCTCGTCTCCGCAGTGGGTGCAGTACTCTGGTGATGGATCATCCTCGGCCTTATCAGCACAAGAAATGCACAGGCACTCGTTAGTATCTTCGTCGATGCTTCCTTCGTCCATGTGTTTAGGGCAAACATCATTCATGCACTCGACGCATTTGGGCCAGTGGGAGTATTCCTCGGAACGCTCTTGGCATACGTCGCATAGAGTGGCAAATCGTACCATGCTCATAGCGCAATCTCCCATATCGTCACACCCATCGTCATAACCAGCAGGGAGCATACTCCCCACATAACGAGCCGCTGACGCACTGTACGCCAGCGGTGCTTCTGGCCGTCTCTATCGTACTGATGCATACGCTGCCTCAGCCTCACGAGCCTGCGAATAGCACTTGTCGCCGTCATACCATCCGCCGATGATGCGCTTGAGGTCGTGAGCGAGAGTGAGGGTTTCGGAGTCCATCTCCGCTGCTAGCTTGCGGCGCAACTCCAGAATCATCTCCACGTTGCCTCCATTGGCGGTGAAGTGGGCTGAGGAGAGTTTGAGGTATCCGGCGATTTGTTCGGCTTTGGTGGTCATTTTGCTTCCTCCGTACTGCGATGAAGCAAATATAAGCCTAGAAGGAAACCGTGTCAAGCATTTTCGCGAAAATATATTTGCAAATAAGCGGAACTAGTGATAAGGTAGTTCTCGGAGGCAATCAATGACCAAAGAAACGCTAATAGAAACGCTACGCCGCCGAGTCAATTTGGCTGGTACGGCTTATCGTGCTGCTGCCGACTTGGATGTATCTGACAGCCATCTGAGCGATGTGCTGAAGGGACGGCGTGAACCTGGGCCTAAGCTGCTAAAGGCTCTCAAGTTGGAGAAAATCGTAACGTATCGGAGGACGGCATGAGCACAGAACTAGCAACGCAGGACTACTCACAGGAAAAGGTAAACCTCATCAAGCAGCTTGTGGCGAAGGATTGCACAGACCTTGAGCTTGAGCTATTCCTTTATACATGCCGGAAGACTGGCCTAGATCCGCTGGCTCGGCAAATCTACGCCATCAAGCGTGGCGGCAAGATGAGCATCCAGACTGGCATCGACGGCTACCGTGTTATCGCTGACAGAACTGGGCTGCTGGCTGGCATATCTGACCCAATCCACACTGAACCTGAGGGTGGAAAGTATCCCCTGACTGCTACCGTCACTGTACGCAAGGTAATCCCCAACGGCATAGCAGATTTCACGGCAACCGCACGATGGGGAGAGTACAACGCTGGTGGCCCGATGTGGCAGAAGATGCCATTCCTGATGCTGGGCAAGTGTGCTGAGGCCCTGGCCCTGCGTAAGGCTTTCCCTGCCGACTTGAGCGGCGTGTATACGGCTGAGGAGATGGCCCAGGCTGGTCCTGATGACTCAGAACAGCGTGATGCGGTATTCGCTGAGGTGGAACGCCAGAAGACAGCCACCAACACAAAGCTCGTGGATGTGGTTACTCCTGCCAAGACTTTATATCAGCAAGTAATAGAGTCTGTGGACAAAGAGATTCACCATCCATCCATCCCTCCCGAACTGGACTGGGAAGACCTGAAGCCGAGTGGCGTACTGATAGCCCGCGTCATGGATGCCAAACTTGGCAAAAAGAAGGATGGCGGCGAGTTCGTGGTGCTGACGCTGAATCGGGCAATCCAAGGCAAGACGAACCTCCTCTACTACTGGCATGCTACCCACCGTCAGGAATTGCTTGCGGCGAAGGGTAAGGTGGTCAAGCTGGAGGTGGTCGCCAAGGCCAAAGGCTACACGCTGGAGCATGTGCTGGAGATTGACGGCGTTCGGATGGCGATATCGACCAATGATGAGCTAAATGCTCGGATGCTGGCCTCCACGCTGGACTACGACGAAGAATCGCTGCGTGAGGTGCATGGAAGCATTTGCGGCGGTGACTGGGCCAAGGTTGTAGCGCATCTGGAGGGAGTAAAGGCCCGCAGAGAGGCTGGGGATGCTGTATGACCAAATTTGACGAGAAGGTTTCATTATCCCTTGGGCCATTAGGTCTTATGTTTGTTCTTCTTGGGATTCTATTCGCCATAGGTGCGAAAGTCTGGTATTTGATTGTCTGGATTGGGGTTAGCATGATATGGCGATCTTGGGATTTATGGAGTGAAGCTTGCAAGGAGGATGATGCCAAATGAGTCCAGAACAGCGCCGAATCGTTCAGCGCATCCAGAATCGTGCAGCTACCCAGCGGCGACGGGATAGGCTGCGCTCCAGTGGCCTGTGTATCGACTGTGCTGAGATATCACCAGGGTTCAGCCGATGCAAAGCGTGTCGTGACTACATTTTAGCTAAATACGTTTACCCGCAAAGGGAGAAAGAGGCGAAGCATGGATAAGCGCATTGTTGTACCGGACTTCATTCTGGATGCATTCATGGAAGCTCTTTTGGAAGGAGTTCCCGACAGTGAAGAGAAGAAGCGCAGGTTGAGGGAGGGCTGGCGTAAGGAGGTGGGTGCGGTTTTGAGAGCCATCTCTGAGAATCCTATTGTGCCGACGCTGGAACAGGTTGATTCCCTTCGCGAACATGCAGACAGGCTAATTTGCAGAGAGTTCTGGCAGGAATTGACGGTCGAATGGCAACGCCGTATGTTCCTCGCTCCTGGACCAGTTGTGCCGGAAGAGGTGAAGGATTTGATGTGGGAGATAGTGGGATCTGACATCCAGAATGAGGCTCACAATAATTGCATCATCGAAGCCTTCAACCGTGGCAAGAAAGCAGCCATCCGATGAATAACCTCAACTGGCTACACACCGCCAAACTGGAGCGACCTCCAACCAAGGTAAACCTTCCCAAGATGTGCGATGGACGCATCTCTGGCAACTGCAAGGCTAACCGTCATGGGATTTGCTTTACCCTGTCGTGCAGCTGCGACTGCCACCCGAAGCAAGATGTAGGCAAGAGGAGCAAACCATGACACAGCCAACGCTATTCGACCTCAACGAAGGAAACCGCCTGCGAGTCACCGGCAGCATCCTGGCTCGGGACTCACGATCTGAGCTATTTGCCATAGCTAGGGGGCTAGCTGTCAACCTAGCTCGAGAGCATGGAACTGTCTCATACGATGATGTTTATCGTGAGATGGTTGCATCCGGCATGAGTCCTGAGCTAATGGGCAATGCTGCTGGCTCCCTATTCCGTGGCAACGAGTTCCAATTCACAGGCCAGTGGAAGCGTTCGGAGCGCATCTCCAACCATGCTCGGGTGATTCGCGTGTGGAGGCTGGCACAAAAATAATCCTCACTCATCGCATTATTCTCTTGACATACTACTGTTGTTAGTCTAATCTACTGTTCATGGAGGCAACAATGACAACCCTCACCGCAACCGAGACCTTCCTATCCACCCAGGCAATGAGTGATGCCATTGACTGCAATCGTGAATACTCGCTTATTAGCTATTACGTTTCGTCTCGCAAGATCGTGCGAGAAGTTATCTTTGCTCGTTTCCCTGTCGCCGCTTTTGAAATCTGGAAATTCGTCGAATGACCGACCACGATCAAATCCGCGATAAAAATAACCAGCTTGAGGAGAATGACATGCGATATAAAGCAACGAAGGCTAAGTATGGTTGGGTAGTCGTAGATACGGAAGACGGGAATAGGTCCGTCCATACAGGCTGGATGACGGAAGATAGAGCATTTGACTTGGCCGCTCTCATGAATATCGAAAGGCCAAGATGAACTACCCAGAGTGCCACAAATGCGGTTCATCTACCTGTAACGGGGGATGCCTATCTGTCAAAACTGTGGCCGATAAATGCTACGACCTGGCAGTCGAAGTCCTCGAAGATTCAAACCCCTCAGATAAAAACTATGAGCAGCTGGGGAAAGTGATCCATAACGCTATAAATGAATTTCGCAGTCAGTCCAAATGTCGAAACGAGGAGCGCGAGTCGCAGTGGGATGATGCCAACATCCGCGAGGACGCTAGGGAGAGCGCATGAACCACGACGACATCCGCGAATGGCTCCGCTCTCTCGATAAAGGGGAGCGGAAAGTCGTTAAATCAGCAGTTGCAGCATGGGACAACGAGAAGCGTAAAACTCATGCTGGCGGGCGTCCTAAAGTCCTGCGGCAATGTCCTAAGTGCTCCGTATCCTTCGGGACCCGTGAATTAGCTAAACATAAGTGTGGAGGCTGAAATGAACCTACTAAAATACCTACTAGCATGGATGGACTCATGGATACTAGAATCCCAGGACAAAGCCATCGAACGCAGAGCACAGCAGGAAAACCAATGGAGAAGGGAACAAGCCCGATGACCATTCACGATACCGTATACCTAAAATCAGGCAGCCCATCACTCGAAATCGTTTATATTGTTGGAGATAAAGCTTGTTGCCTATGGGCTAAAGACTCCAATCCCAACGACTTGGAGATGGATGTATTCCCACTGTGGATACTAACTAGAGATAAGCCACTATCAAACCAGCTTATGGAGCATTTGGCCATTCCGCCAGACTTTTACTCCCAAGGATGACCTTATCTAAAATAGAAGCAGGTATATGAAAATTATGGGTGACCTAACAGTTCCATACTTCAAAGAAAGAGATCCGCAAAAACTATATTCACAATATCGACTCGAAGGTAAAAGCATGAGAGAAGCAGCACTAAAAGCAGGCTTTACAACATCAGTAGCAAATAAAGCAGGAGAACGTTTAGAACCTCCACACACAACACGTATCAGACAAGCACTGGAACATGCAGGCGTAACCACAAACCACTTGGCCAACGTAATCAAAGACGGCCTATCCGCCGTAAAGGTAGTCACATCACCAACAGAACCAGACAGAGAAGTAACAGACTACGGTGAACGCAGGCAGTACACAAAACTGGCTCTAGAAGCAATGGGTGAACTGGATACAGGCACCAAAGTAGCCGTCCAGATCGTCCTGCCAAACGTCGCTAGTGACCCTAACGCCTGGGGCGAAGAGTAGCCATAAACCAATCCAGAACAAAAGCAAGAACAAGCAACAGCGCGCTTTGGTACCGAGCATGAGGGTAGCATGAGCGATTTGTTACGTTTGCAGCACCCAAAACACTATATGTTGTGGTTTTAGGCTATGTAGTATTCGATAGACACAAGATGTTGTGGTCACTATCACCAAATGAAGTGTGTTTACTAGTTTGGTAACCACTATATGTTGTGGTGTTTGCCTTGGATACCACTACTGGTGGTGTTTACTAAGTAGATAACACTACATGTTGTGGTCATCTACTGGTTGTGGTGCCTGTATACCGACCACTACATCTTGTGGTATTGCATTATGTATTCATTTGTGCTACAACGTAATCACTATGGATACAGTACTCATCTCCCTACGCATTCCCCGTAAGCTTCTGGCAGAGATAGACTTCATCGCCAAGAAGGAGCATCGATCCAGGGCCAACGTCATCCAGCTACGTCTAGGCGGATACGATGAGCCAATCAAGCTACCCAAACCACGATCCACCAAACCAAAGGAGAATCCCCATGCATGAGCACCACGTTCACCACGTTCACCACATGATAATCGCCGTAGCTATAGCAGTAGGAGCAGCCGTAGCAGCCGGAGCAATAGCCCATCACAGCAGCCCACCATCAACGCCCTCAGGTCTACGTCTTGAGGCCAGACCCATCACCACCGTTCAACGCTAACCCTACCGATCCGTCCACCACTGCACCCTGTCATCAAGGCAGGGCAGCAGACACCAGGGCAAGCGCAAGCAAAATAAAGCTTGGAGTCCCTTGGACGAGGCAGGGGGTAGCCTCACCCCTCCCGCATGGGGCGGGAGGTAGCATAGCTCAGTAACTCCCGAGAATTTCATAAGTTTCTAGGGGTGTTAGGCGTTATGCAATAAAGTGCATAGGCTTTTTAGGGGTGGTTTGGGTTTTGGTGGGGTGTGGCTGGTTATTTTAGGGGTGTTTAGTCTTTCCAGTTGTTGATGAGGTCATTTTCTACTGACATGGATGCGAAACGGAGCATCCCAAGTGAGTCTGCCATATCTTGGTTGAAGGCTCTGTATCCGATGGTTCCGTCGTCTAGGCGGTAGATGAATATGGCGTCTGTCACGTTGTCTTTACCTTCCATGCAGCGAATCATGAAGGATGTAAAGTCTGCGTCTTCCATTGTTTATGCTCCTAGATAGACGAAGTAGTTGACGGCTATGGATTTTGGGGTGATGTCGAATGGTTGGGAGTTGCCTGTATCGCTCATCATGCGTCCTTCTGCTGCCAGATTGCCGTTATCGTCATTGCAGATTTCTGCGGAGCCACGCCAGACGACACCGAGTGCACCTGGTTGGGAGTAATAGGCTAGGAGGTCACCGAATCCGTGGACTCCTTGGTCGTTTATGCAGCATCGTGCAGTATGGTGATGGGCTGGCATTTGGTCTGTGGTGAGGGTACGGGTCATGGAGCCGGAGATTGCGCCTTTGATGCCACCGTTCTGGATGGGGACGGCTCCGAAAGCGTCTGGGAGGTTTGTGGTGAAGCCTAAGCTGGTGGCATTTGCCTGCTGGGCAGCATTTAGTTCGGTGGTGGAGCGGCCATTGAGGACTATCCAGCCGGCGTGGTCTGCGGGTTGGAATCCTGATTTTACGTCTCCGATTGTTGCTGAAGTGGTAGTTCCTCCGGTGGGAGGGACGTATTCGGTACGGAGGAGGTATCGTTCGTCGGAGTCCTGGTCTTTGATGATGAGTTTAGGGGTGTCGACGTTGTGGTCTCCGTGGATGTGGAGGTCGCCTTCGACTTCGAGTTCTCCTGTTACTTTGCCTCCGGTTAGTGGGAGATAAGGCTCTGAATCTGCGGCTAGTTGTGCGTCGACGTATCGTTTGGTGGCTGCTTCGAGTGGTTGGGCTGGGTCGTTTAGAAGGGTGACGGTTCCTTTGCTGATACGCAGTCCGGTCTTATCGAACTGGGCAATCTGTGCAAGTCCAACTCTGGCTGTGACCCTGTTCTCGTTGTGTACTGCTACCAGATTGAGGGAGCCGCTGGTTACGGAGATTCCAAGGTCATTGCCGTTTGCGGAAGAGTCATAGAATCCTAGAGCCTGACTAATATCATCGGCGGAGGAACCCGTGTAGGCACTCTCTCCCCAGTTGATGCCGCCAGCCATGATTCCACCAGCGATAGGTAGGAATTGTCCAGTTGCGTCGGGATGGATGACTTCGGACCATGCGGCGTTCTGTCGGCCATATTGTTTGCCGTCGACGGGTGCTTCGGCTTCGGTAAGGTCGCCTGGCTGGATGCTGGGAGGATTTATGACCATTTTGGAGGAACCTCGCGAGAAGTATAAGGCATCTGGGTAAAGGTGTAGTAGTTTATATCTGAATGGGGAGTCCATCATGCCGAAGACTAAGCCGGAACCAAAGGTTGTGCGTCATACCCCGAAGCATGTAGAGAAGAAGGTGGACAGGTTCGATAGGTTGGTGGAGTTGCTTGCCAAGCATGGGATTCACTTCACGGATGAGGAATTGGGGGAGGAATAGTCATGGCGAACTGGATTGCTGGCGCTATCAAGAATCCCGGTGCTCTGCACCGTGAGTTGGGAGTCCCGCAAGGTCAGAAGATTCCGGCTGGAAAACTGGCTGCGGCAGCTAAAAAGGGTGGCAAAGAGGGTAAGAGAGCACGTCTGGCTGAGACGCTGAAGAGCTTCCACAAGGGATGAGTGATGTTCTAAAAGCGATGGAGGACTGGCATCGCCGTAGACATAAGGCGAGAACTGACCTTTTGTGGCTATGCAATAAGGTTTTGGGCTATCCCGATGCAAGTATGCGGGTGCATGGGCCGATTATCGATGCTTTGCAGAAGTTTCCCGGAGCGAATGAGTTCCATAAGACGGAAGCAGACTTTGCGTCGGCATTTCAGGGTAAAGTGCTGTGGGAACCTAAAGTGTTACTGCCATATCTGGTCCCTAATGAGGGGAGCCGTGGGAACAGGAAGCTGCTGATTCTCTATCCCCGTGGTCACATGAAGTCGTGTATTTCGACGATTGCCCACTCGATTCAGTGGATATTGAACTATCCAAACGTAAGAATCCTGATTACCACGGCAACTGAGGCTCTCGGGATCGACTTTGTACGTCAGATAAAAGAGCAGTTCCTGACGAATGAGAAGATGCGGTATCTGTTCCCTGAACTATGCCCTCGGTCTATTGGGGATGGGAAGATTATGGAGTTGGGGAACCAGAATGGGTTCATGATTCCTGGCAGAGATACGAATAACATCAAGCTAGGGGCTGGGGCTGGCATCAAAGACTTGACCGTCAAGATGAGCACTGTTGGTTCGGCTATCACTGGCTACCACGGGGATGTTTTCAAGCCTGATGACATGGTGGAAAAGATAAACGCCAGTACTGACGGGGGAATTGACTCGGTTATTTATCACTTTGGTACGATGGAACCTTTGCTAGAGGATTACATTGGAAAAGATGGCGAGCAAGGGACTAAGGGGTGGATTGACCTGACGGGAACGCCTTGGGATTACTCCGACCTATATCAGACGATACGGTCATCGGAAGAGAATCTCCCCGAAGAGAGACGGACTTGGGATTTGGTTATACGTTCTGCTGCTCCGAACTGGCCTAATGGCCCATTTCTATGGCCTGAGAAGAAGGGTTATTCCGCTCTGAAGCAGATTGAGGACGATCCGACCCAGGGTCCGGCATCTTTGGCGGCTCAGTACCTTATGAACCCGATTGTGTCTGGTCAGGGACTTATTGAGGATATGAAGTCTATTTTGTGGGTTCCACGGAAGGAAATGAATGCGTTATTGCCACGACTTACCTTGTATGCTGCTCTCGACCTCGCAGGAATGGACTCAGAATCCAAAGGTGGTGACAACGATTACACTGTGCTTAGCGTGGGAGGCTTCAACTCCGATGGAAGGCTCTACATCCCTGAAATCAGGTATGGCAGGCCCACGACAGATGAGGTTATCGAGTGGATATTCGATGTATTTTCCCGATACCCCCGACTCATCAAGCTAAAAGTAGAAAAAGAGGCTCATGCAAGGGTACTTTTGCCGTTTCTGAAGAAGGAACAGGTACGCCGGCAGAAGTTTGTATCGATTGAGGCCCAGCCAAGGTCAAATCAGCAGTCCAAGAAGGACAAAATCAAGGGGCTTAGGCCGTGGTTCATCAATGGAGACATCAGATTCTCTGAGGATTTGCCTTGTAAGACGGCTTTGGAGACTGAAATAAAGGGATTCCCTAAGTTCCGCCATGACGACATTCTCGATACGCTGACAGACCTGATGTTTGAGGGTAAAGACGTAAATTCGGCAGTGATGGGACGTGATATTGAGGTCCCAGTGGGTATCCCAAGGCGTCCTCCGGTGGATACGGAATCTCATCCGGTTCCATCAATTTCCTATGACCACTTATTTGGTGGTGATATGCTTGGCGGTGACACGTGGAACCCCTTCACTGGTTTTCGCAACTAATCTATGCCAGACTATGTAGCCACAGCCCCAATCGAGTCAGTTCCGACCACTAATCCTCCACTTCCGCTGAGTGGAGGATGGACGGATGAGGTGGCAAAGAAGATTGTGCTTAGTGATTTCCGCTCTGCTGAGACGTACCGGCAGCAAAATGTAGAGACACGGTGGCGGCAGGCTGATTACACCTATTTATCATGGCGCAGAACGCCTCCCGTGTGGGAAGGGACTCGCATCCCTAGAGCCAATATGCAGGTGTTTCTGGCTTATCAGAACATCGAAGTGCTGATGACTCAGGTGATTGATGCCATATTTGGGCAGGATTTGACGTTTGATGTCCAGCCATCGGCAGCAGGGACAACACTCACCCAAGCATTATCCATTCGCCAGATACTCCAGGACCAATTCAACAGGCTCAACTGCGGCGGGGAGAACTTCATATCTCTTCGTGAAATATATCGGCGGATGAAGAAGGAAGCCTTCATTTACGGCAATGGAGTATGTGAGTTTGGCTGGGAATCGAGTCTCAAGACTAAGAATGTCTACTCCAGAGGTGATGTTCAGCAATATGGGCAGGCTGTCCACGATGGTCAGGTGATTCAGGTGCCGATCGCCCAGCAGTCTGGTGTGTCGATGGAACCGACTCCGATACCAGTAAACAAGCCATTTCTGGTTCAGCGGAGCATAAAAGACTTCTATATAGACCCGAACTGTCCCTCGGCTAACATCCAAGAGGCTAGATTCTCGGCTTTCAGGACTCTGGTTCCTATATCGGAGTTGCAATCATACCGAGGGCGTGAGGGGTTCAACATCCCCGACGATAAGCGGCTATTTGAGCTATCGAAGAAGAAGTTCGTAACCTCTGGTGATGAATCCAAGGCTTACGCCGACCAAGCATCCGGCATCAACAACCCTCCAATCCTCGATAACACCATCGACCCACGGCTAGCCCGAGTTGAACTGATTCGCTACTGGCAAAAAGACAAGCATGTCTGGATGCTGGGCAGGGAAGATGTTGCGCTGAATCGTGACAACCCTCTCGGCGTCTTGCCACAGCTCGGAGTCACCTATACGGATGTTCCGAATCGCTTCTACTCCATTTCTATCTGCGATTTGACTGAGGGCGACCAGAACCTTGCCATCGAACTTCTAAACAACCGGCTGGATGAGTTGAATCTCATCATGCATCCCCCGATTATCCGCAAGCGTGGCTCGTTTCTGGCTAACTCTGCGGCTAAGTTCCGACCAGGAGGCTCCTTTGAACTCGATAATCCCAAAGAAGACTTGGTACGGATGGAGATGGGGAATGTCACAGCTCAGGCATTCATGGAGGTCGAACAGGTTGACCGTCGTACGCAAAAGACCATCGGAGTCAATGACACTACTGGATTCGGAGTCTCTGCCGCTGGTGGTAACTCCGCACTACGTTCTGCTACCGGAGTCCAGACACAAGCCAATGCCCAATCAAGCCGAGTCCATTATCAGGTAGCCAACGATGAAGACCAGTTCATGCTTCCGTTGCTGAATATCTTTTGGGGCATGACTCGTGCTCACATGAACCCGAACATGCTCATCCAGTTGACGGGGCAGGATACACCGATAGACCCAGTGGATGTGCTCAATGCCGATGTACGGTTCTCGATGGAGACGGCATCGAAGATGAAGGGCAGGGCGGCTTTGCAGTCGGGTGGAATCAATCAGTTTGTTCAGGGATTGCTGAATCCTTCTGTACTGGAACTGGCATCGGAGCAGCAGAATTTAGTTCCTGATTTCATGGCTATCGCCCAGTTATTCTGCGATACCTACAACCAGAAGGCTCAGACATTCTATAAGCCGATGAGTCCGCAGGAGCAGCAGGCCCGTCAGCAAAAGATGATGGCTCCATTGCAGGCCAAACAGCAGTTGCAGGATAGCCGTTTGCAGGCGATGAGCCAGGATTCCCATGACCGAGACGAGACGAACCTCATCATTGCGGTGATTGAGAACCTTGCTAAGACTGGAGCACTCAATGAACTACTCGGAGTGAAGCGGGATACTGAGATTGCTGCTCAGAGGAAGCTTGAGGGTGGGCGATGATTGAGACAGAAGAAAAGCTTGCCATCGCCAGAAGCTACGGACAGATAGAAAAGACTCTCGCATTCACTGATTTTCGCAAGTGGATTAGTGAAGAAGTGGAGATGAGGGAGTCGGAGCTTACTGGCCTATCGCCGGAGAAGAAGCATTTGTTTGAGGCTTATTTTCTGAAGTGGCAGGCATGGAAGAGTCTCGAATTAGCAGTATCGCAGCATATTCAAGTAGCAGCAGAAACCATCAAGGAGAATCAAAATGCCGGAGAACCCGACAGCGCCGACCTCGTCCCCAGCAGCTTCAACTCCACCTTCCTCCCCGGCTACTGACAGCATCGGTTCAGGGCCGAATCAAGTAGTCTTTGAAGCTCCACCGACGCCCCCAGTAGAAACTCCCGTTGCAGCCCCAGTTCCTACCGCTGAACCGTTCCAGATTGCTCAACTGGAGAATGGCCAGAAGGAGGTACGGCTCTCCACTGGCTCTGTGTTCCGTGGGACGGATGCCGAACTCATCAACGAACTATCCAAGTCTGTCTATAACGGCTCGGTAAAGATTGCAGAACTGAATCAGCGTGGCCCATTCGCTCCGCCAGCAGAGACTTATACTCCTCCATCTACGGCACCGGGCCAGATGGACCCTACGGCTATTGCCCTAGCCGACTTAGTAGCTCAAGGTTTGGGGATGAAGGATCGCAATGACCTTTTGGAGCAGGTTGCAATGCTTCCCCAGTTACAGCAGAACTTCGAGCAGCAGCAACTAAATGCGGTGGCGGGGCAGTTTCTAGCCAAGAATCAAGACTTCCCCATGAGTGACCGCAACGTTGAGCTTCTCGATGCTGCCGTTACCAACATGGGAGTACCGCTGACTCCGCAGAACATCGAAGTAGTCCACCACTATCTCAAGTCGACGGGGCAATATGAGAAGGTGATGACTCCAGCTTCCCCACAATCCAGCAATCCGATGCCATCCGCTCCGAACGGGCAGGGTCATCCGAATGGGGCGATCGCGGAGCAGGATTTGTGGGCTATGCCGATGAATGAGCTTGAGCGGTATATGAGGAAGCAGTAGACAGTACGGGAAAAGGGTGTATTATTCGACTTGTCTACTGCTGGAGACCCCAGGGACTAGACAAAAGCGCATCAGAGAGAACCTCTGAGATGGCAAACAATGCATTTCATTTGGTCCAAGTGACCATAAAGAGGGTAATTCTATCGCCTACGCCCCAGCGGGTACTACTACCCAATCTCCGGGTGTCCAGCCAGTTAATAACGTAATTTATTATGTCCGCAAAGGGCTTTCCCGCCTGATGCCGATGTTGTACTTTACTCAGGTTGGCTCACCAACTACGATTCCACTCAAGAATGGCCGTACCGTTCAGTGGTTTCGTCGCGGCCTTCCTGCTCCGGATACTTCTCCGAAGGCAGACGGCTACATTCCTAACCCGATTCCCCAGACCTACAACACCCTGACCTCCCTCGTGGAAGAGTATGGCGACTTCATGTCGTCCTCAACTCTCTGGGATGAGACAAATATCGACGACGCCAACGTAAACGGCATGGTGGATGACCTCTCCTATCAGGCGGCTGTGTCGGCGGATACGATCGCAAGGCTTGAGGTTGACTCGAATACTGCTCGCATCTTCGATACCCTCGGAGCTACCCTATCGGCCAATGACTTCAAGGCCCAGGTTAGCTTGCTGAAGGGCATCAATGTGCGTCCGTATGCTTCGGGCGACTTCATGGCTATCGCTCATCCCTACGTATGCTATGACATCATCGCGGACAATACGGCTGGCGGTTTCATCGATGCGCTGAAGTACACCAATGGCGATGACGTTCTCAATGGCCGTCTAAACGGTGAGTTGGGTAAGGTTGGCGGATGCCGCATCATGGAGTCGACCAATGTCGGAACTGATGGCGTGGCTGCTCCGAATACCAAGTACTACACTTACATCTTCGGAAACGAAGCTTTCGGTGTGGTTGACTTGGCTGGACGAGGCCCGACTAAGGTGACTGACCCGCTGAACCAGAGATTCAACCTCTGGGTAGGTAAGGGCGGCCCTGCTGGTTGGGACCCGACCGGAACCATTGGTTCTTATGTGTCTTATCGGTTCGTTTTTGCCGCCAAGACTCTCGATGCTAACCGTCTGACCATCATCAAGGCAGACCCCTCACTCATTTAGGAAAGGAGCCAGAAAATGCCCGGAGCAAATAATCCATTCGCAGCAAAGGCGGCGGCTCCTCTCGTAAATCCAATTACGACAGCCTCCATCTTTGTGCCTTATGCGGCTACCCCAGTTATCAATGCGTCTCCCTACTCGGCTTATGTCAAGTATGACGTATACAACAACTCGGTATCCACTACCAGCCAAGCTGCCACCAACAATGCCGTAGGCGGTCAGGACTCGAATATGAACTATGTTCGTATCCTGGTTCGTGCCGGTGGCCGTGTAACTGGTGGAACCACAACCAACTTTACCCCAACTCTGTATTTTGGCCGAAGCACTGTTACGGCCTCGAATACTTCGGTTGGAGCACTTACCGCAAGAGCGTTCAACTCTGCCTCGGGAGCATGGTATCTCGATGCTTCTCTGGTCTGGGATGCTACCTCGGGAGTCATCTCGGGTACATTCAGCGGGTTGAATGGTTCGACGGCGGCAATTGATGCTGCGGCTCTCATCACTCCGGTAACGGGGCAGACGGCTGCTGTATTGAATGCTGGCCAGCCACTTGGCAGCAACGGCGCAGGTACCTTCTACTTCTCCATCGGTGCTCTGTTCTCTGCTACCAACGCTGCGAACATTGCTCTGTTGGACTACTTTGTCGTGGAGGATATCTAGATGCCAATGTCATTACAGTCTCCCACAACGAAGGTACTCGTGGCTCCCGGTACAGTTATTTCTGCATCGGCAGCCGTAAACGGCACCGACACATATCTTCCTCTGGCCGCAAGCTATGAGTTGTTGATTAGTGTCACGGCGGTAGCTGGTGCCGGAACACTGGACTTGGTAATGCAGACCTCGCCTGATGGTGGTACGACTTGGATAAACCTTCCGATTCGTTCCGCACAGCAGACGGCGGCTGCTCAGTACATCATCAAGTGGCAGCCTGGTATGGGTGCTGGTGAAGCTGCTACCGGCTCCGCTGCTGCTGCTACTGGTGGTGCATTGAACCAGAACTGCTCCCACTATCCCAAGTACACGCGCTTCTTCGCCACAATCGGCGGGACGAGCGTTACCTGTGGTATCTGGGTTTTGATGGTCAATCCATCGATGCAGTCGATTGCTTAGTTGCCAACTCTCTCTAAATAGGCCCGTCAGAAATGGCGGGTCTTGTTTTATACTCCACTTATGATTCAGGATTCAGATTTCATCGCAAAGGCTGCTGCGGAAGCCAAGAAAGAAGCAACGCAGGAGTTCCAGCGTACCGTTGCGGCTAATCAGAAGGCCCGTGATGAAGAGACGCTTGCCAGCGACGATGGCAGGGTTAGAACTGATATTCAGGCCCAGATTGGCAGGGCAATGACTCAGAAGGATATTGAGAATAAGCTGAAGCAGTTGATTGTTGGCGTAAGATTTGAGAGGTCAGTGGCTAATCCTTCGGCTACAGGTATCTATGTAGGTTCGTCCTATATCACGGCATTCTCGACGGGTGTATCTCCTGAGTTCTCGCTGATGGAGAAGACTAAGGCTGGCCACGGCAGAGAGTTGATTCGTGGGTGGAGAACGATGTTATCCCAGCTTATCCGTAAAGGGTATGTTGGGCAGGTAGCAGCAGAGAAGGCTTTCGGCATCCTCAAAGGCCCAGATTCAGCACGTTGGCATAAGGCAATGAACTAGGAGAACCCTAATGATTGAAGATATGGAAGTAGTCGAAACTCCGATAGTGCAGAAGAAACGTGGCCGCAAGGCTAAACTCGCTCCTGATACCGTCATCCCTCCCGAAGAGCTTGCATCAATCCTGATGGCTCAGTTTGAGCGGATGAGCAAGGAATCCCAGACCAACATGGCTACGATGGCCTTGGAGCTTCGCAAGCCTACCGTGCTGGAGCAGAAGAAGCTTGATGAGGAGCATGCCCAGTTGATGAAGCGGGCTTCTATGTCCGTTGAGGTAGCTCGTCAGAAGGAAGCTACCGAGAAGGCTGTTCAGGCACAATGCCCGCACAAGGATAAGTTGGGCGACCCTACATTCTGGGGTCAGGTAAACTCCGATGGACGAGTCCAGCCGTTCTGTTCCCGATGCGGGCTGAAGACTGACCCGTGGAAGGCTACCCCTGACCAGATTTCCAACGGAGTTCTTATCCGCCAGTGGAAGAAGGATTTGACTGTTGCAGAACTGAACCAGTATGCCAAGTATGCAAATCAAGTAGGAGCCTAAATGCCATCATTCACGCCGACTTACGACTGGATTCAGGTTATCGAGTTTGCTCGTAATCTTGGGGCGAAGAAGGTGCAGGTCGGCAACTACGATGTAAAGATTGCACAGATGGTTCAGTCTGCGATGTATGACCATCGACTGTGGCAATTCTCTCTGAAGTCCATACCCTACGGCAGCATGACACTCAATCAGGGGCAGCAGGACTATCCCGCACCATCGGACATTTACAGACTCAATAGAGCATGGGTGACTATCACGTACCCAAACTCTGATGGTTCGGCATTCAATCCTGCTGTTCCTGGCATGGGTGGTTCTCCTGACCAGAACTGGGAACTTGATGTTGTAGCCAATCTTACTCAGGACTTGAACCCCACTGGGTTCTATGGCAATGGCTCGGCCTGCTATCTGAAGCAATACTCCGTGATTCGTCTTCAGAACGCTGTGCAGAATTGGAATCAGCCTCCGAACCCTGCATACCTTGGACTCGAATATCAGCCTGCTATCCCGAAGATTACTTCCTGCGATATGCCGCTATGCTTCCCTGACCGATACTTTCAGGCTGCTGTCGAAGGTGCTCTCTACTGGCTCTATAAGTTTGGCGATAATGATAGGGCTGGAACTGCTACGAAGCAGGGGAACACCGTCCAGTATTCTGGGCAACTCGGCAAGTTCAAATCTGAGCTAGACATTATTGCGGCAGATGAGGAGGGGGCAAACGTCTCTACCTTCTTCCCAAGCGACTCCATTGGGTTTACATGGTGGGGGGAACGTGCTCCTCTTGGTCCCGGCTGGGGGTTCTAGGTGGCAGACTCCAAGTCATACCAATACTACGACCTAGCCAAACCGATACTGCCATACAAATCCTTCACTTCACCAGTGGATGAGACTCCTCACTTCGTCATGGGTTCGCTGAATATCATGGCATCCCAGATTGGTTATATGGAGAAGCGTCCGGGGTTCTCATTTTCGTGGGGCAGTGTTCCGCAAGGCAAGATTCAGCGCATCTTCGGGTGGCGGAGATGGAATGCTGCATTCTTCACGATGCTCTCGGTGCTGGATGGGGGAGTATCGAAGGTTTATAAGAAACAGATAAGTACGGATGCAGACTTCGTGCTCATCTGGACTTCGGTGTCGTCTGTTCCATTCGACTTCATCGTCTCGGACAACTTCTGCTTCTTCGGCAACACGGAGGAGATGCGGAAGTTCGATGGAACCACTGTAAGCAAGTGGGGATGCGATGCGCCGCTGACTGCTCCAAGTGTGGCACTTCAGTCTGGTGATCTTCCCCCGAACATGGTTATCGTCAATCAAAATCTATCTGGGACTCCGCTATTGGCGGGAACATCGCAGATTACATGGACGGTAACGGACTCGGTAGGAGCTACCACTTCCAAGACGTTCAATTTCGTAGTAAATCCTCATATTTTGGCGATAACTACCCCATCGGTTCTGATCCAGATGGGAACGACTGGAGTGTTTACTCAAACATTTACTGCTAACTATGGAACCCCTGCTTATACGTGGTCTCTTTTTAGTGGCACTATACCAGCCGGCCTGACACTCAATCCTGCTACCGGAGTTTTGACTGGGACTCCCACTACTGCTGGTCCGTATGCCTTTGCACTCAAGGTGACTGATTCTCTCAGTGCTACTGCCGTACAGTCATTTTCACTCTATGTAGATAATCCTGGGACGCTGGGGATTACTGGAATATTGGCTACTGGGACAGCAGGAGTTGCCTATACTGGAACGCTAACCGCTATCGGTGGAACTGCTCCCTATACCATCACTTATCTAGCGGCTCCTCCCGTTCTAGTGAGGCATCCATTCACCACTCTTCCACAAGGTCTAACATTTACCACAGCATCCCCCAATGCCGTTATCGGTGGTACGCCAACGGTTCCGGGAGTCTATCAATTTCGTGTGCTGGTTGTAGATGCAGCAGCAAATAGCTTCATATCTACAGAAACTCTTATCATCCAGTCCACTACTCTTTCAATCGACACCATTACACTACCTGAAGCAGTAGCCACCGTACCTTATTCCACCAACATCTTCGTAGAAGGCGGTACTGGCCCTTACACCTACACTTACACTGCTGGAACCCTTGATGCCCAGAGTGGCTATGTCTACGGTTACTCCTATACCACCATCTATGGCCATGAGAGCAATGTCAGCCCTCTGTCTGACAATACTGGCATCTTCACCGCAGAAGACCCTACGCTGCTCCTGACGGCATCTCCTGACCCGCAAGTGACAGGCATCAACGTCTATCGCACCACGGATGGAGGAATACCTGACCCTGCCATTATGCGGCTAGTCGCTAGTCTGCCCAACGTTAACCAGACGTATCAGGACTCGACGCAGGACCAGTTCTTAGGGACTCAGAATGGCCCAGGATTCCTAATCAACACACCTCCAACGCCTACTCGGGGCTTTGTATGGTCGAATGGCCGCATCTACGGTATGGTGGACAATAAGACGTTCTATTCTGGCTTTGAGGAGGTATCGAATGGGATTCCCGAAGAGGCTTGGCCGTCCGGTCAGGATGGTAACTTCTATGCTTGGCCTGCCCAGGTTGGGGGTATGGCTGTTACGGAGAATGGCGTCGATATCGCTCTATCTGAGCAAGTATGGCAAATCTCCGGTGACTCCCTCGATACCTTCCGCAAATCGCTCATCATTGACAGGGCTGGGGCTGGAAGTCCAACGTGCATCAACTCGGTTGGGAACTCAGTACAGTGGGTCGACTCTGCAAAGCAGATATGGTCCTCATCGCTGGGAGAGATTGGAGAACCAATCCGCCTTGACCTTACAACAATCCAGCCAGACACTACCTTCATTGGATACCACAAATCAGGGAACTTCAACTGGATTTACGTCCTCGACTCGCTGAATAGCCGACTCTACATCTACGACCTCGACACCGATCAGTGGTATCCGCCGTGGACTGTTCCTGCTACAGCCATCTGGTCAGGGGAGACGGCGGTGGGAGAACTTAGCCTGCTGGTTGCTATCGGCGCTACCGTCTATAGGCTCACGGCTGGAACGTATACCGATGCACTGAATGGATATGAGGATGATTTGAAGATGAACCTTATCCCCATCTCTGCTGGCCGGACAACATCGGGAAGAGACAAGATGGAGCCTCGGCAGTTAGAGGATATTCAGTTTGAGATGGAAGCGGTGGACTTCGATGGGGTCTATCCTGCATTCGTTGGGTACATCGGGGATTCCAATCCCGTCACATCTACCTTCGATGAGTGGCAGGACTTGACGCCGTATAACACCACGCCGCAGTACATCCCCCGCCGGCGGACTATCTGTCAGTATCGGTTCATCGCTGACTCCGATGCTATCCCAGCCATCCGAGCATCCTTCTGGCTACAGTTCGGCCCAGCCGATAGGGGATGGAAGATATATTCTCTGTCCATAAGCTTTATCAACGCATGAGTGACTCCATATTCAAACCCGTCAACTCGAATGCCATGCTTCTATCCCAGTTGAAGCGTGTCTCTGGGACTGTGCCTTATCTGCGTCGGACGAATCAGGTAGCTTCTACGTCTCCGGTCAAGTCGCCTGCGGATACCGCAGTCAATCAAGTCGCTGGAGGTTCGCAGTATTCAGGAACCATTAGCTCTAGTCAAGGGCTGCAACTCGCTGGGAACAACTATCTGTTCTACGTTCACGGGAACTTTGGGTTCACGTCGACACCCAACTCCATCACCATCTACTGGGACGGGACGAATGGGAGCATGATATTCGCTATCAAGCGAGTCGACGGGACTAGCTTCACTGTTCCCAAGGGAACCTTGACCATATCTGGGTTAGCTGCTGATACGCAGTATGGATTCCTACCGTTCAACTGCCTATCGAACCAGAACAATCTATCCTTCTGTGCTGGTGACGCTGGTACTCCTCGGTTCGCATTCAGCCCTACGGTATCCTCGGAGCTAAAGGCTACCGCCAACCAGACTCAGAACCTATCCAGTAACGAGGCCATCACCAAGAGTTTCATCTACTACTCTACCGCTGCCACTGGGACCACAGCAGGAGACGGCTTGCCGGGTGACCTCAGCCCCTACTCCCAGACTTGGACGGAGCCTGCCTAATGCGCCGAAACATGCATATCCGTAAATTGAGCGTTGGGTTCCAGGATATACAGCAGTGTGAGGATGCTCTAAGGGGCAAGGATGGACTCGACCCTGATGTGCTGGCTTATCCCGCTACTACTATTCTGGTGGCGGAGGATGGGCAGAATTCGGCTTACATGCCAATCCAGACCTGCTACGTTATGGAGACTTTGGGCTTCAAGGATGGCACTCCCGACCTAGCGTTAGCCTCGGCAATGAAGCAGTTTGTGTCTATTCTGGTGTGGGAAGCCAGAAAGAATGGCATCGGTGAAATCCTATTTCTGGGTAATAATGAGCAAACTAACGCTTTTGCTTTGAATAATTCGTTTGAGGAAGTACCATACAAAGTGTTTAGGTTGAAGACTGCTAGAGCGGAGAACCCATCTAGTGGACAAGCGGATGAGGGTTCTCAATGGCATATCCAAGAATAACGACAACTAGATTTGAGTCGAAAGTCTCTCCAGAACCGAATACTGGGTGCTGGTTGTGGTTAGGTTCGTATCTGCCTAATGGTAGAGCGAGGATGAATGCTAGAAGCCTGAAAACCATTCACGCGAGTAGGGTTGCATATCATCTCTATCGGGGAAACCCTGAAAATCTATATGTTTGTCATAAGTGCGATACTCCTGCTTGCGTAAATCCAGACCACCTTTTTCTTGGAACTGCCGAGGATAATAGTCAGGATTGCATTAGTAAGGGGAGGCATCGTAACCAAAAGAAAACCCAATGCCCTAAAGGTCATCTCTACTCTAAAGAAAATACCTATTACGCAGCTAGAGGTTCACGGCAATGCAATATCTGCGCGGCGGATAGGAAGAAGGTCGCATGTTCATAAACACAAAAATCGTCATAGACATGGAAACTGGAGCTGTCGTTGAACGGGATGGGTATGAATATTGCGGCGAAGTAGCAGAATGTAAAGGAGATACGAAGACTCAGGATAATCAGCTAAATCTCCAGAACTCCCTCCAGCAGCAGCAGTTGGCCAAGCAGAACGCCAACCTCGATACCGTCAATAACTCCCTTTCTCCTTATCTGACGCAGCAAGGGCAGGGCTTTACTCCGCAGCAACTTGCGTTGATGAATTCTCAGGCTATCGACCAGAACTCTGCCCAGTATGGTGGTGCAGGGAATCAACTCCGTCAACAGTTGCTTGCTCGTGGTGAGACGGGTCAAGGCCCAGCATCGGGAACATTTGCGGCAGGGAACTCTGCGCTGCTGTCGGGTAAGGCTTCAGACTTTGCTAATGCTCTGCGAACGAATGCCTTAGCCAACGCACAGCAGGGACTAACGAATCGGTTCAATGCCGATAGCATAATGTCGGGCAATGCTCAGACTCTTGCTGGCAATGTTGGCACGTTTGGTTCAGGGGCTAACTCTGCTCTTGGTGCTCTGACACAGAAGCAGATTGCAGACCAGCAGAATAGCTTTATGGCTAATCTCAGCCGTGGATTAGGGGCTGGTTTGGGTAGCGGTCTGGGTGGTGGACTTAGTACGGGTCTGACGGGTGGACTTGGTACGGCACTATCTACGGTAGGGAAGGGTAACTACGGATGGTGATATGTCGCTGACTATAGACGACTATAAGCGCATGGCACTAGAGCAGGCTCAGATGCAGCCTCCGAACCCCGCTGCGGTTCCTGCGATGAATGGGCCAGTTCCTAACGTCCCTACTCCGATGCCTACAGTGGGGATTGCACAGCCTCAGCAAATGATGCAAGGGCCAGTACCGAAGACTCCTGATGCACCTACTCCGCAGGTAACTCCAGTACAGTCTCAGCCCGGGCCAATCAAGTCATTCCTTCAGCAATTCATCCACGGTGCTGGTCAAGGGCTGCTCACTAACGCAGGGCTGGAGAATGATACCCAGCGGCAGACTCGCCAGTTCAATCAGAACATCGCTACCCAGAATCAGGCTCGGCAAGCTGAGTTAGCTAAGGCCCAAACCGGACTATATGGGGCGCAGGCTGACCTTTATTCTGGACGCAATGATGCATTAGCTGCTCAGAATCAGCCAGTCGACACGTCAACTCTCGGAATCCCTGGGCTGAGTGGCATGGTTCTCCAAAAGGATCTTCCAAGGGTACTTGTAGAGCACATCAAGGGTGCAAATTCTCTAGCCACTCAAGGTCTGAAGAACGAAGGAAATGTAGATGTAACGAAGTTGAAGTATGGTGATGGTTCTACGCCGGGACCACTCAACACCGTGATGAAGGATATCGGCGGACGAACTCTACTTCTGCGTAAGGGTACAGGGGAAAAGCTTGCCGACCTCGGCCAGTCCAACACCATCACTACGGCTAATGCAAGAGCCGAGGCGATGGCTCGGTATGGCCTAACGAATACGATGGATGAGAACGGTAACCCTGTATCCGAGAGTCGACTACAGGCGATCCAGAGCGGTAATCCATCGGTACAATTCGACGCACTGAAGCAGATTGCTTCGGACAGGGTGGGCATTGGGCAATATGAAAACATCCTAAGCCAGAAGATTGCTCCCAATCTAAAGGTTCTCAACGACCCAACGCAGAGAGCCATAATTGCCCATACGCTATCTGAGGCAGAAAAGAATCCTGGTGCTTTACAGTCTCTATTGACGGCTGGTGCTCAGAGTGGTCTTTCTCCACAAGGGGCTGCCCTGGCTGCTGGAATCCTTCAGGGCAGAGAGTTCGGTGGAGTTGCCCGTAAGTATGGCGGCAACATGAACGGCACCGAAGGTCTGATGAATCGAATCATGTCGAATCAGGCTTCTCCGCTCAACTCCGAACAATTGAACCGTGAGCTTATCCAGAATGACCTTAGCTTCACTAAGAAGGCTCAGAGGACGCTGGGGGGCCTTACATCGCATCGTCAAGGCTCCAAGGGTCAGATTCCACCCTCAGCTGCTCCTACTGCACCATCTAGCGGAAATAGCCTCCCAGCATGGGATAAGGGGCCAATCTAATGGCTACTCTGCCCTTCATCCGTCCTGATGGAACTCCTACGCTCGTCGACAGAGCGCATAGTCAGGATGCCGTAAACTCCGGCTACAAGCCTGCGATGCGGTTGGCTCGTCCTGATGGCTCTCAGACTACGGTCGCATTTGATGACTTGCACCATGCTCTTGCTGCTGGGTACAAGCAGATTGGCGATAATAGCGATGCTTCCGTTCCTGACCCAAATCAGGCTGGGGTAGTCGGCTCGTTGGTTCGTGGTCTGAAGGGATTCGGGAGTGCCGTTGAGGGAGCAGCGCAAGGGTTATATCATGTCGCAGGCGACCCTGCCGTCGAAGGCCATCCACTGGCTAACGCTCTGGCTATGGCATCTGGCGTACCTCAACTCAGCCGATTGCTGGTAAAGCCTCAAATCCAGCAAGGCCAGCAGGCTGCTCAGGATTTCCATCAAGGTAATGTTAGTCAGGGAATTGGCCATTCACTCGCTGCCGTTACCCCCGGTGCTGGGCCTCTAGCTGCTGGCTTGGTTGATAGCACCGTACCTGATATTGCCTCCGGTAACTATGCTGGGGCGGCTGGGAAGGTTGCAGGGACTCTTGCCACGGCTGAACTAGCTCGTAGGGCTGTCAATGCTGCTATCCCAACACCTACTAACCTGACTCCAGAACAGATTGCAGCCCGTCAAGTGGCTAAGGCTGTTCTACCCAGAGAGGGTGACTTCGATTCACTTACCAACGCCCTCCAGCGTGAGAAAGGGAATGTTGAGCAATATTCTGCCGATAAGGGTCTGACTACACGTACTCCGATTGATACCAGTGTAGCGGCTCGTGAATCTGCCAATGACCTGAATGGTCTGTATACCAATCAGATACTCGCTCCTCATGCTACGGCTGAAGTTCCGATTCCTATCAACTTCAACGAAGTCGGGACTGCTGCTCCGAGTGGATTGCGTACGGCGACTCTCGGACAGATTGATTCTCGGGTGGAGTTCCTGAACGACTTGTTGCGAAAGGCTCGTAACAACCCAACGCCGGGGCAGACCATGACCGATATTGCACAAATGGCCGATAAGCAGGCTGAAGCTTCTGCACTGACGGATATTCTGCATAACAAGCTAGGCCAGTTGAGCGGCATCGACCCTGCTGCGATTGCTGGGGTACGTCAGTCAGTTGGTGCCAGATACGAACTTGCAGACCAGTTAGGGGCAAGCGGTAATCGTTCAACTCTTAGTGCGGGACGACAAGCTGCAACGGGTTCAACCATCTCCAAGCCTACCGCTGCATCTCTGGTGATAGACACCATCAACCGAATGCGTGGAGGCCCAGAGGCTATTGCTGCAAGGAATTTTTCTAAGGCTTATCCGAAGTTGAATGTTCCTCCCACTATAGGCAATCCCGCATCGATTGGTGAATTGCAAGGGGCTAGTCTAGCCAATGCATTCAGAAAGGCGGGCAGACCATGACCACTAAACTTCTAGGAGCACGTCTTAGTCTGCATTCGGCACTTCAGTCAGCACCGATTACCAAGTTCATTCCAGTAGCTAAGGAACCAGAATCACGCAGCAAGAAGTTGCCAAAGGATAAAGCTCCAAGCATCAAGAAAGCCATGATGAACCAAGTGAGGAACTTCTAATGCAGATAACCAATTGCCGACAGGCCGCAGTAGCCGCATCAACCATTGGCGACCAGACCATTATCGCCGCTCCCGGTGGTGCTGGCTCAAACATTGGCACCAGTGGGGGATTGCAGGCTGGTGACATCACCGTCTGGGGAGTCAACCTCGAAGGGGCTGGTGCAAACGTCCTCCAGTTCAAATCTGGGGCTACTTCTATCGGCGGCCCAGTTACCTTGACGGCGGCTGGCTCTACTTTCGGGTGGACTCCATCGGGTGTGCCTTATGTGAAGTGTGCAGCTGGACAGGCTCTCGTCCTCAATCTAACCACCACCGGAGCAATCACAGGCACCTTGTACTACACGCTGGGATAACAATGTCAACGACCCTCACCATCAACGTTACCGGAGTAAACGGAGGCACAGCCCCAGGTGCGTTCATTCGCATCGATTTAAATAACTGCCAAAATGGGCGAGTGATTGGTTCGGGGCAGCTTGTTCCCCAAAGCATCTTCCTAACTCCTATCGCTGGCATCGTGACGACTACGCTATTCTCGAATACCGAGATTACATGCGGCAGAGTCAACGTCCATAATCCATGCGGATGTGATGGGAACAAGGTTAGTTATTACAGCATCAACTTCCTCTTTCAGGGAGAAGTAACATCGCTCGGTTCCTACAATCTCAAGCCGGGGATATTCAACCTCTGGGATATCACTCCATGCATCGGGCAGGATTGCATCTGCGGTAACAACAATGCTCCTGTGCCGTTCTACAATCAGACTCCTGTTGGAACGAATAACGGAGTAAACAAAGTCTTCACGTTGGCATTTGCTCCCAAGAGCCTTTGGCTTACCGTCAACGGCGTATATCAGACTCTCGGCTTCGATTATCTGTTGGTCGATAACGTCATCTCTTTCTTCGTTGCACCACCGGCATCGAGCGTGATGAATGCCAAATATACCTACGGTGCGTGTGCTCCGAACTTCGTGCAGGAGGTTCCTGCTGGCAGCGTCAACAGCAGCAACTTAACCTTTACGCTGACTCATACACCTGATGCTAACTCGCTGTTTCTGTACTCCAACGGCATCTACATGACCAACGGAGTGGACTACAACGTTAGCGGCAACGTCATCACATTTGTTCTGGCTCCGATTACAGGCACGAAGCTCTATGCCGAGTACACCTATGGCCAAGCGGTAGGCGTGTCGTCCATCAGCACTCAGGTTCCAGTCGGGGCGATAGATGGAGTCAACACGGTCTTCACTATTACGGGGCAGAATCGCTTCATCATGCTTCAGCAGAATCAGGCATTGCTACAGCCTGGGGTTGGGTTCACTCAAGTTGGTAATACGCTGACGTTGGCTCTAGCCCCGTCGATAGGAGATGTGCTACTTGCGACTATCTTTAATTAGCATCCTCGCTTTGGCCACTTCAATGTATGGCCAGCAAATCAACCCTAACCAGATAAAGGGTATCCCGCAGTATGCTCAGACGGTTGGGCCTACACTCTCGCAGATATGCTCCTCATTCTCTGGCAATCAAGGGCAGGTCATCGTAGCTGTTCCTGTTACTTCTGGGGCTGCTACTCTCCCAGCCAACTGCGCTATCACTGTCACCAAAGGCGGCGTCATCACCGTCTCATCTGGAACGCTGACAATCAATGGCCCATTCGCTGGGCCTTCAGTAGGGCAGATATTTGCTGGTGCTGGGACTATTGCTGGTCTATCTGTTGGCCGTCCTGAGTGGTATGGCTCAACGGCTACCATCTGCACAGCCATCAACGCGCTCGGCTCCAACGGTGGAGACATCTACCTGAACGTTGCCAACTACCGCTCGGGATGCGATGTGATGATACCGAACGACCCGACCAGCATCGCCTTTATGACTAAGGCTAATGTCCATGTGCATGGAGCGGCTCGGGGTGTCTACAACGGTGGTTTCACGCACATCTCTGGTGGAACCATCATTCAAGGTGGGTTCTATATCCGGGCCAGCGGCTTCCACATCGAGAACCTAAGCGTGGATGCTGGATCTGAAGTGATGGCGGCTTTCTATCCTGGCTATACCACGGAAGATAGTCTTCTGATTACCGGAGCCATCCCGCTTGACCCGACTCATTATCCGAACCTGACTGGAATCGTTATCAACAACGTAAATTGCCTCGGCCAATCCGCTACCAGTGCCGACCATTGCATGTTGGTTGAAGACGTAGACGGAGCATACGTTACAAACGTACAGACGGCATACCACACTCATGGGTTCGTGCTGAAGGGTATCGGTTCTCACATCGACGGTGTCTATGCCAGAGGCTCATCCAGCGAATGCATTGTCTTCAAGTCGGATAGCTATGCTCCAACATCATCGGACTCACTCACCAATTCAACCTGTGCTTCTCTGGTGGCGGCAGGGGATGGGGCAGGAGTTCAAATCTATGCGGCAAGTGCTCCGGGTGGAAGCATACTGCTTTCAAATATCGTAGTCGACAACACCACTTACGGTCTAAAGCTCATAGCCGATAGCACTCTGGGCACCGTAGATGTTCAGGGCTTTATCTACAACGGCCAGAGCTTGGCAACCCCTCCATGCGTCGTCGCTGCTGGTGTAGGACTTATCGGCCCTGTGATGATTGACAACTTTCAATGCAATAACAGTGGCGGATTGGCTCTAAGCCGTGGGATTGTTCCACTAACGCTATCGAATGGCTACCTTGGAGCCACTACCGGAGATGCTATCTCTCTCGGGGCTGATGCTCAACTATCAAATATCAACGTGAATGTAGCCTCGGGGCATGGGATAACTCAGGCTGGTGGATTCATCGCCAGGGTATCTAACTTCATCGGAACCACTACACTTTCAGCATTCAGCGGCACCGTAATCTACACCGACTCCTTCGTATATCAGACTCCCTCATTCGTGAATGGATGGACTGCGTTTGGTGGTGGCAACTCCACGACTCAGTACAAGTTTGATCGTGGAAGAATCTACCTCAAGGGACTTTACAGACCGGGGACAGCACCAACAGTATTCAACCTCCCGGCTGGTAATAGGCCGTTGGAGATTGAGAGATTGACTGGCCTCGGGTTCAATGGGACGGCATGGGGAATATGCGAGGTGCTGATTGCTACCAATGGCGATGTATCGGTAACGAATTACGCGACATGCAGCACTGGTTCGGGCAGTTATGTTTCGATGGACGGTATCTCTTTCCCAGTGGTTCAAAACTAGTTTTACAGGAGAATAAGATGAAGAAGTTGACGTTACTCTTTATGCTTGGATTGCTGGCAGGAGTAGTGTCAGCTCAAACGAAAGTTTCTCCCCAGCAGGGCGGTACTGGGATCGATACATCTAACGCCACTGGTTGCCCTACCATCACGGGTGGGAATTGGTCGGTCACTACTTGCGGTAGTGGCCCTGGTAGCACAGGCTTCAACGCCATCACTTCAGGAACCAACAATGCTGCTGCGATGATAGTGGGAAGTGGCGCATCTATAGGTGTGAGCGGGACTGGTACGGTCAAGGCTACTAACATTGGTGGGACGGTAAGCCCTGGAGCAAACGTAACCGTCACTGGAACGGGAACAACCAGCGACCCATACGTCGTCAATTCATCTGCTGCTGGTTCGGGTACGGTGAACTCTGGTTCCATCAACCAACTTACTTATTATGCGGCCAATGGTACTACCGTCAGTGGAAACTCACGGGCTACCGACGACACCACAACCCTTGCTTACTCTGGGACGGGTGGCATCAATGCATCGGGTGGGCCTCTTACTTCGGGAGGGACGACGCATGGTGTTGTTATCCCCGCTGGCACTCCGGTTGCAGGAGCAGTCAATAAGGTAGTCTACGGCTCTGACTCCACCAACGGATACGCTCAGGTAAACGAGAACAACACTGGCCTATCCCGAGTCTGCACCGCCGCTAATGCTGTATGCGCTGGTGGGAGTGGTGCTCTCACCAACATCACCAGCCTCATCACATGGACGGGAGCTACCGTAACGGGTGGAGTCGCTAACCTGTCTGGCTCCGCTCAGACGTTTACGATGGCATCTATCCCCGGCGGGCATAAGAGCCTCCACATCGAAATGGCCATCGCTAATGCATCTTCTGCGATTGAGGACCTGTTTTGCCAAATCAATGGAGATACCGGAGCACACTATGAGCGGCAGGGGCTTTACACTCTCGGCAGTCTGACAGCTACCAGTTCGGGTAACGTAGGGACAGGAACCATCGGGGGAGCTAATACCGCATCCAGTGCCACTGTAGCCTGTGCATCTTCCCCCGGAGTCAACGCTGGTACGGGCGAGTTCAGTGCCACCACTATGATGATTCCCTTCTATACCGATACGGCTAAGACGAAGAAGATTCTGACCTTTACTTCATTGGAGGCTGGTTCATCTGGAGCTATGTTCAGCCTTATGCAGGGGTTCAACTGGTACAACCCGAGTGGGTTGGCGGCGATTACGTCTATCCTGTTTACTAACGGTTCCCCTAATAACCTAACTGGCTCGGTAATCGTGTGGGCAGTGGACTAATGAAAAAGATAACCATTGCACTACTTTGCCTATTGTCGCCTATGGTTGGATGGGCCACAGTCCCACTGACGTTGGTGGTCACTCCGCATGGAGCGGGGTTGCTGGATACTGGCACTTCGACGGTGCAGCTAACGGCCACTTGCACCTACTCTGTCGCTCCCTTCACCGATAACTGTGCTGCGGCTGGAACAATCACATGGGCATCGCATGGGCAGACTACGCTCTCTAGCCTCACAGCGGCATCGGTTAGTGCTACTGGGCTGGTGACGTGGCTTACTCCCGTGAACTTCACCGAATACTATGAAGGAACATTCAAGGCTACCTCAGCCATCACAGCCACCGTGACGGGAGCCTGCAATGGTTCGGCAACGAGATGCCAAGACTACATGACGGTACAAGGCCAGCATAACGGTGATGCGTGGAACGTCTTCGTAACTCCCGGCGTCCAGATATTCAACAACATCGGAACTCCGTCTCTGAATATGGTTGTGGGTTCGTCTGGCCAACTTGGATGCGGATACACATTGAATGGAGGCAGTAGTGCCAACCCCTGCCAAACATGCAACTATACCGCTTCCAATGGCAACTTTACGGTAGACAGGAATGGCAAGGTTACGGCTGTCAGCCCCGGTTCTACGACCTTCACTTGCAATATGTCTGGTCATGCTGTGACTAGCGGAGGAAGTCCTACCCAAACGCTAACTGCGGTCACAGTGAGCAATCCAACGCCTACGACGTGGTACATACGAGATGATGGCGGAACTCCATACTCTGCCACGAATACAGCGGGAAGATGCAATGGCAAGTTCGATGCTGCTGACCCGGGAAGTGGTACGAATCAGAATTGTGCCTTCAAGGATTACGAGTATCTGTATTTCGACCAAGTAACGCATCTTCAGGCTCTATGGCTAATCACTGGTGGGGATACGGTCATAATCCGCAAGCCTACCCACGGGTTGACGTATCATTCTGCACTCATCAACCAATCTGGATATATACCTACCAACTGCAATAGCAACCAAGTCTATAACGGCTGTGATGTTCCCAACATCCCATCCGGCCCGGACGCTTCTCATCCCACCAGAATCCTTGGGGAGAACTACGCCAGTTGCGACCAAGCCAACGGGCCTGACCCTTCAAAGATAGTCAACATCACCAACTGGGGCAGGTCTGCAATAGTCACCCAGATTAGCCAGAACGTGGAGATTCGCTGCCTATCGTTTACCGATGATGGAACATTCCATTCTGGTAATGGGGTATGGCAGTCGGCACTCACTTCAAACGTCCTATATAAAGACGTGCTGTTCTATCACAACTTCACTGGTGTCTGGGGTCCTCAAGGCATCGGCGTAACCTTTGACCACGTATCCGTCGACCAGAATCCTCACTTCGGTATCAACATGGACGATGCCCCAAGTTATCCAGGTGGACTTTGCGGAGGAGTAGGATGCCAGAACACCAGTGGCGCCGGTGACTTCACCATGACCAACTCCACCATCCAATACACTGGATGCTATGGCATTGGGGCAAATGACTCATGCTTTGGACATGACTACGACTCCAGCCTTGACCCTGACGGATTGGCTGAAGGGAACATGATTGGCAACTTCACTATGGACAACACCATAGTCCGATACAACATCGAGGATGGGGCTGACTTCCTCCATGCCACAATGCAGAACGTCTCTATCACGAACTCCCAGTTTTATGGGAACATCGGCCAACAGGCCAAGATTGGCCCAGCCGACAACACCACGCTACGGAACAATACCTTCATCGGCAACTGCAACAGGCTCAAGGAACCGCTGAACGGGTTTATATTAGCTGACCCAGCCACACTCGGCTGCAGGGCTGGTGGTGCTCCAGTCAACCCTGCTATCGGAGGAGGAGTCTACAAGTTCCAGTCCAATACCTTCGTCGGAGTGGGTAACGTTATCTTCCTTCAGGGCTGCGCTTATGGCTGGACTTGCTTCGACCCTCAATCGACGACAACATGGCAGGACAACATCGGACTTGGCTACAAGGGCAGTGCGGCTGTTTACCAAAGCGGTACTACTCCTCCGATGTTCGGAACCACTGGCATAAATAACGTTTGCTCCAATAATTCATACTTCGGGGTAAACAACACGGGAACGGCTTGTACTTCAGACTCTAGTGCCGACCCGCTACTCGCCGGTGAAGTGGCTGCTCCTCCAGGTACTACGCTGGTAGGGGCTGGCGAATCCGTACTCGACAACTTCGATTTCAGCCTCACCAGCAGCAGTCCTCCGAAGTGGACGGGAGTAGCCTATACAGGCCAGCTAACCAACGCTCAGAACGGCATAGCATGGCACGCACCTCCGTCTATGGGAGCATTTGAGTTCAATGGTGCTGCTACGGTAGCCACTCCGACATTTAGCCCAGTTGCCGGAACTTATAGTGCTACCCAATCCGTTAGTATCTCCACTGTTACAGGGGGTGCATCAATTGTTTACACCAACAATGGCACTACCCCTACCGTTAGCGGCCTGACCTGCACCATCTCCAACGGAACTCTATACGCTGGTGCCATTAGCGTTCCAGCAAGCATCACTCTGAAGGCCATCGGATGCCTCGCTGCGGATAACCCATCATCACCGGCTACAGCCGTTTACACCATCATCCCCCCCAGTTCCAGTAGTATTTCGGGGAGTACCGCAGTAGGAGTTGTGATTCGGTAGTTGATAGAACGTCCATCTGTCCCAGTAATAGGGCAAGCAGATCGCTGCGATGGTTATTCTGCATTGGAGGGGTTATGAATGTCGGACGCATCTTACAGAACAACGTCTAGCATCGAACGCCTAGTAGACAAGCACGAACAGGACCTCTATCGCGGAAATGGTAAGCCTGGAATCACTAATCGAATTGAATCACTTGAGAATGCCTTGGCTGGGTACAAAGAATTTATGAGGGACGAGCTTATGGAGCTAAGAACCAAGCAGGATTCAACCGACAATAAGTTTTGGGCAATCATCATCCTACTCATCACCATCCTTGCTGGATTGGTGGCGACTTTAGCGACTACTTTAGCCAAGCACTAACGAACGTGAGGTTTATCGGGGATGTTCCCACCTTCGTCGTCGTCGCCGTTCTGAGGTACCGGGCCATCTTCGTTGTCTTCGTCGGGGTCAGCGTGTACAAAGCGGTCTGCGTGGGTCGTCATGGTTTCTCCTAAAAAGGTAAATCCAGAATGCCAACATGCAAAGGTTACTGGCTGCCAGACCGACACGCAAGAAGTAATTGACCCATGGGAACTCCGCTCGCTTTGCCAGAAAAGCCATGAACTCAACCGCAAGCTGAATCTCTACTGGAATCGTTACGAGTCGATCACTGGTGAAGAAGATAATCATCAGGTTGAAGAAGACGTAGCTGAAGTGAACGCTAGTCAGCGATACGTCGTAGATTCCGTGGGCTTGGCTGTGTATCTGCCAGAGGATGGCGTCGCTGAAGACGGAGTAGGCACAGGTGAGGGCCAGCCACGTATAGCGACTATAGTACCCATTGACAATCAGGAATAAGCAAAGAATTACGTTGGCACTGACCGTCAATGGGACTAGAATCTGCGACATGGAGACAGTGTAATGGATACAACGTTAAATGGAAGTGCGGTAGGCGGAATAGGAAATAGTATTGACCACCTAAAAGCGCAGGGTTCTGGAATCGGCTATCTCCAGCAAGTTTCTCCTAACCCTCATCGCTGCGAATGCCATGAGTGTACACAGGCCCGTTGGAAGATGCATGGCAGCGGCCTGAATAATCCGCAGGTTTTCTATAAATGAGTGACCGCATCGTCATAACGGCATTAGTGCTGCTTTCGCTGACCAGCCTGTTCTGCGGGTGCAAGGCCGTGCAGTCCTACAGGCGGCACCGTGAATAGCGTCCACCCGTTCCCCCTATTCTTCGCGGGCCTATTCGTCGTTCTGATGTGGACTATCGTTCGATCCAACGCCAATCTGCACCAGCTTTTCGATGCGTTCAACTCCCTAAGTAAAGACTGCTGGGGATTTCTGCTCATCATCGTCGGGTGCATCATGTACTCGACTGGGCTATCGGCTGGGGAGAAGGACCACGGACTTCCGATGCTGATTCTAGGCTGGGGCGGTAAGATGCTCACCGGAGAACTTCAGTCGGCAATTCAAACGACAGTAACTAAGCCTGCACCTGAACCAACACCTGCAACCCCTCTCCCAGAACCTAAACCCGAGGTAAAGACATGATTGTCGTCGTCATTGTGATTGGGATATTCATTATGTACGAGGTTCTCTCTGCAATAGTTTCAGGCAGTTCGTGGTAATCCGCATCTAAGGATGTAGAACCAAAGGAGTAACCCATGCTGCCCTACTCAAACATCTTCCTCGTCTTCGCTCTCGTACTGTTCTGCATCTCAGCATTCGGGATACCTGAACCGCATCGCCCTCGGCTGGTAGCGGCTGGGCTGGCGTTCTGGGTTGCCGCCGAACTTGTGAACCATTTACCGCTTCGATAGGTTATTGAATGACTGCAAGACGGGAAGCATTCATCTTCAAACTGCAAGCCGCAAACCTCCTCCCACATGACCCTGCGGCGGTCATACTGTTTCTCCGTTACCTTGACGAGTTCAACTCTGCTATTGCCCAGCCAAATGAGCAGGAAGTGATAGCACAACAGGAGGCTTCAACTTTATGAATCGACGCAAGTTCCTAGCATCATCTGCCGCATTGTCGGCTATGTCGGCTCTATCTCTCACTCTAACTGGATGCACCGTCTCTGCTGCTCAAGTAGCCGCTGACGGGAAGACCATCAATGCCGCACTTCTGGCAGTCGCTGCACTCGAAGATGCGAACAATGCTAGAGTGGCGGCGGATATTCGTATGGCAGCAGCAGCTATTCTGGTGGCTACTGCCAACTGGCAGACAGGAACACCCACTGATGCCATATTCTCTGCGCTGGAAGGGGCTGCGTTGGCCATTTCAGGCATTGACCCGAACTCCAAGCTAGGTCTGCTGGCGGCTATCGCCTACGTCGCCATTGTGACTCTTCGTGGATTGTTGCCGGCACCCTCGCCTACCCTGGTTGCTCGTACATCCTCCAAGCCCAACCGATACGCTAACACTTCAGCCACCATCCCTCACCGATTCGGACGCAGCCCCGAGGGAGACTTCAAGGCAAAGTGGAACCAGACGGCGAAGGAGAACAACCTTATGTCTGCCATCCTACCCTAAAGGAGGTAGCAGATGCCTTACGCATTCGTGGCTGTATTTTTATTGCTTCTATACATCATCTATACACAGGAGAAACAAATGGCAACCATCACCGACCTAAACGCCGCAATTGACGCTATCCAGACCAGCGTCTCCACCCTTTCCGCTGACATTACCGCCGTGCTCGACATTCTCAAGAGTGGTGGGGATCTTCAGCCGGCGATCGACAAGCTCACCGCAATCAAGGCATCGCTGGATGCTGATGATGCCTCTCTCAAAGCAGTCGAATAGCATGACTGGCATCGTTTGGGACGTATCACAATCCGATTGGTCTGCTGCCCCACCAGAGCAGCGATTCATCACCGAGAGCGGGAAGCTGGGCATTGGTCCGGCTCCCCACTCGGAGTTGAACGACTACGACATTCTCATGGTCAACAACGGCCTGATGATTTCGCAGAAGATGACGAGAGAAGAGGCTAAGGCTTATATTGCGTCGCATCCAGAGTTTGAATATAGGGACGCGGCTTTGTAGAACTGTGCCGTCTGGTTGCTAATTCATGGAAGAGGGGAGACGATTCGACCCAGAGCAGGCCCACCTAACCTTTATTGGCTGGGTGGGCTTTTACTTGTCGTGGCGTGTGGTGGTGGTGGCTCGGCTTAGGCTTCTTGTGCTGGGCCAGCAACAGCAGCAGCAGCGCGTAGCAGAGGGGTTTCATCGTGTCTCCTTGAGGTCCGGTGAACTCGCATAGCACTCGCCGCAGTTGCCATCCAATGCCACACGCCATCCTACCCAGCCTAAGCCAAACTTCTCGTATGCAATCAGCGTACCTGCGTGAGTCGCCCAAGGGTGGTCGCCAACAATAACAACGCGGTCGCCCTCCTTGAAGTTGTGAATACGCGGAAACTTCCTCATATCGTCACCATCCCCGCAGCGAGTAGTCTAGTCATTGGGCACTCTCGCTGGAATCCATGACTTTATAAAACCAATCACAGCCGCCTTCCTCGCCCTCTGGACGACGCATTGAGAAGCACGTCCAATACATTCCCATCCCGCCATAAGCCAAACCGTAACCGGGATCGTCATCAATCTCCTCTAAGCATTGCGGACAGAACTTCCTACCATTTCGTTCGATGGGTGGAGTACCGCGAGTCTTCTCGCCATTCGCTGATTCATCCCATAACACCGTTAGTCTAGTCATTGGGCTTGGCCTCCACCTTATGCAGCGCGTTGATCGCTACTTGAGCAACCTCGCCATAGATGTATGAGACATGTCCCCACTCACCGAAGAATCCGTTCTTATTGCAGTAGGACTTCACTGCATCCGAAACTTCCTTCGGTAGCAAATCCCAGATCCCGTCCCTGCCTATCAAATCGCTCATCCCTCAACCTCCTTCTTGCTCCTCAGTGATTCATATTCCATCGCGAATTGTTCCTGCAACGCAATCAGGTCGCGGCGTTGGCGTATAGCCTCGTTCTGCCAGCGATACAGAGTGTTTTCGTAACCGGGGTGACGGTCGTCCCAATCCCACGCACTACGCGCAATCTCGCGTGCATAGCCTTCTCCGGGGATGAGGTCGCATATCGCCCTATCAACGTAAACAGGAACCCAAGTGGACTCCATCTCCCCTTTTACTTCAGGTGCGGCGGCTTGGGGTGCTTTGGCCAACGCTCGCCGTAAGTCTTCGATATGATTACGCAGCAAGCATCCCCAGTCTCGGTTGAAGCTAATCACGTCGGTGTGGTCTTCGTTGACTATCTCGATGAATCGGTCAGCGAACTTCTTAGCTTCCTCTCGATCCTTTGCCCCCCAATCATCTGTTGCCTCACCCCCAATCTCGGGAGGGGCTACCATCACCGATAAGTCAACATGGCCAGCACTAACCATGTCGCTCCATTCAGTCCAGCAGATCGGGAATGATGCCGCCATTCTTCCATTTGGCTTCGCTTCCCATTCATACTTTTCCTGGGTGAATCCACCAGATGCGGCCTTATGAATAGCTCTTGCCAGAGCGTCTTTGTCTGTCGCAGTTTCAACCCAAGGAATAGCAATCAAATCGAGGTCGCGGCGGGTGCTTCCATGCAACCCAATCGCATACCCGCACTCTCTGGCTGCCTCTCTGATAGCGGGCAACTTAGCTAGGTAATAGGCTTGCATCTCCTCAACGCTATAAACATGATGCCAAAAAGTCATAATTATAGCCCGTCCTCTCTCAGTAAACTATCCCGTTCGTATTTACAGTTTTTCCTCACATCCTCAATACAAAAATTCAGGGCATCTCTAAGATTCTCGGCCTCCTGAGTGCTAAGTGGGTAGGTGCCTCCATTGGGAACAGCTAGAGCAATAAATCCATCCAAGGTTCCCGAGACAAGGAACTCTTTGCCTTCCCAATTAGCCTTGAACAATCCAGCGGTAAAAGTGAGTGCAGGCATTCTCAATAAGGTTGCCTCACCCCCATCGCTGGGTGTTTTGGCCAACGCTGCGTTCCATGCCAGTCGCGCTCTATGCGTATAAGTATTCTTGTATTCCCCGTTGGGATACTTATCTAAGTTGAAGCCATGATTTTTGGCCCATTCCTCAAATGTTGCCTCACCCCTAATCGCGGGAGGGGCTACTTCGGAGGCCGCATCTTTCCATCTGCCGTAGAAGACGATAGCAATATCCTCATCAGACAACAGGTGGTTCTTTTCCTTCATTGCGGCCATCTCAG